TTTTTAATGGAGCTACACCGCTTTCTCCGGCAGCATTGGCAAATCCTCCGAGTCGATTCAAAGTCTCTTCATCGATATTCGGGGAATCTGCCAGCGATAGAGCGGTGTGTAAGAAGATCACATCGCCGATCGACGACAAAGCCGAGCACCCCTTGAACATGTTTGTTGCTTCTGTTACGTTCGAAAAATCCCAGTATTCAAGAGATTGCATGGATTGGTTATTATAGAATATAAAGCTACAATTAGCAATTTTCGGAATATTTATCTTCGGGAAATGAACGATAGGAATATTTGAAAAAGCGTATGTTGCGGTGACGATATCCGGTAAATCGATATTGCCTATTTCCGTTAGTTTTGAACTTTCAAAGGCGTTAAATGCGGTATATGCACTTTGAACGGATAAATTTAAGATCTTACTTATATTACTTCTCTGAAAAATTCCTTCTAATGACGGCACATCTAACGGCTCTATATTTACTTCATCATTTAGACTTGTTGTGCCACGAAAAGCCGCTACAACGCTAGCCATTTTCCCCCAATTTAAGTTCGAGGGTAAAGAAATTAGAGATCGGCAGGAGTCAAAGAAATATGACAACTCAGTCACATTCGAGAAATCGAATACTTCCGGTACTTCCTTAAATGTGGAATGAGAGAATTTAATCCCCTCCGCCGCCACGTCGATTTTTGTAACGGGTACGAGTGTGCCCGTCAACTGCTCGCCTCTGGCATACGCCGTCTTTCCCTCGACAATATCGGCAGCCGTGGCCGTGGCATCGGCTGTCATTTCCGCCAACGTGGGGCACTTCTTCGAAGGTTGCCCGGCTTGGACTAATCCCAATCTTCCTAAACTCATGGCTTACCGCATTTTATTGATGTTAAGCTGCAAATCTTCATCTCCGACACTAATAGTCGTTCCAGCAGGGAAATAGAAACTGATAATCGTTCCGGTAGCCAAAACTAACCGGCTGTCTGTGCCGTCCGGGTAATCGATTTGTATGACTTTTCCGCTTTCAACGCTCAACATATACACACCGGCTTCGGGCAATTCTACCGAATCCCCGCTTCCTTCAATGTAATATTGCTTTCCGGGCTGCAAAACCCCGATAGGGTTCCTATTTATGTCTAAGGGTTGATATTCGTTCATAACAGAAATGTTTTTAATCTTTATAATATCCGCGAATAACGGCTAAGTTGTTCTCTAATCCGGGAACCGATGTGTCGAATGTCACCGTAAAGCTGTTTTCTATCACGATTCCGGGATCGTTTTTCAACTGCCACGATTCACCGGGGAATATCTTCACGTTTCCCAATACATAGGCAATCGATGTGCCTTGATTGCGGAATATGATAATCGAGGGGGAGTTTGGACCCTCGTTCTCGATCGTCCCGTTCGATGTTCGGATCGTATTCTTATATATGATTTTTAGAGGCTTAATCATCGTTATCTCGTTTAAAAATGTACCACAATATTATACCGGCGCAAATGATGGAGCCAGCAATGACAAATACGTTGAATCCGCTTTCTAACCCCATACTTTTTTTTTTAGATCGATCCACCTTTTAAATTCTCCTACGGTGATCCGGTCGTCATGATTCAAATCTATACCGGGATTTGCATCGGCTATCACCTTCGCCGGGAGTGTCGATGTTTGCAACACATAACCGTCCGGCTTGCCGAGAGCCGCAGGGAAGAAGGTAACGAGGTAAAGATCATACAAAGAGCTCATCTTGCCCCGATACGGATAAAAATACTTATACACGTAGTCGAGTTGGGCGACATTCGACATCTTCCGCAGTGCTTCGGTCGTCGTGCCTAACCCTTTCGCGGTGTCCGGCATGAACTGGATAAGGCCCGACGCTCCGCCATTCGGATTATAAGCCGCCGGATTCAACCCGCTTTCCGAGTTCATGACGAACATAAGCCAATCGGGCTCTATACCCAGTTTCGCGCAGATTAGTCGTACCTTCTGCAAGAATGCTTCCTTATTGCTTGTTACTTTATTTTCGAACCACATGATACATAGTTATTTATATTGTTATTCTTCCTGAATGACTAAAAACCAAACGAGGGCTACCGCTCCAATCGCAACGGCCCATTTCTTCCAGCGCAAATCCTGACCGGTAACTACCACGTCATCGAACCCGCCACCGTCAAGGGCGCCATCGTCCGAGATTTTCAGGGATTGAAGCACGGCATTGTACCGGGACGGCATGATGATTCTTTTTTTTCTGTCTTTCCGTACCATATCGCTACATATTATTTTTCAACAACAACAGACCGATAGCCAATACACCGGCTCCGGCCAATACGTTTTTCTCGACTACTTCCGTAGAGGGGTTATGGTCCGAAGTCCCGTTCTCGATATCCAAATCGGCTTTGATTTCGTCGGCCCAATCCTCCATAAAATCGGGATCGCCTCCATTTTGGTAAGCGTTGACACGATTACGAGGGTTATCTTCATTGAAAAGAGCTATATAACTATCATTTTTCAAATGCTTCAAATCATAAGCCGGTAACAAATTGTATAGATAAGAATAACCTTTATCTTCGTTCTCGTAATATTCAAATTCATATTCATAATATCCCGGATATTGATGTCCCGGATAGAGTTCTCGAAAAAAATCTAATCGTTCCCGATAAGACAATAATTCATAGGGGTTTCCTGTTACTATCTTAAATATTTCTTGTGCCCAATCTCCACGAGTACGGGATTGTTTCCTTACCAGATAAGCCGGTTCCCCAGCTGGTTTCCAATATCCCGGATAGTGAGAGAACGTGGCAGCCAATGATTGTCTTTGAGATTTGATATTTTCTCGATCGGATTTTGGAAGTAAAGATAATGCCAGATCATCTATGTTAAGGATCTCAGCTCCATATTCGTCATAGGTTATTTCTATTGCATCTTTTCTTTCCCAATATGGATATTCCTTATATAAATAATCAATCCAACTACCAGCATCCTCTATCACGGAAGAATCGATAAATTGGCTTAAATATTCACTATCGAAAAATTCGGGATAAATAAGTTTTCCGATAAGATCTTCCCGGACGAAAGCGAATTTAAATCCGACAGAAGAATTTTTTTGTGCTTCTATTTCGTCGGAAGTGGGTTTACGACCAACAATTTCTTCAAATTCTTTGATAAATACATTTTCCACAAAATCCCGTTTAAGGAATCTCCATGAAAACAAAGATGTATTAAGCCGTAATTCTTCTTTGATAAATACATAATGCCAACGGCCGTCCGGCATATCGACAAATTGACCGGTTAGCTGTATTTGATAAGGTACGTCCCATTCCGATGCAAATCCTTTTTGATGGTTGTATATGTGCGAAATCATTTGATTTGCATGTATGGTATATATAGATATAGATTCAGCCGTAGGACGAGCCCGGAGATTTAAGTAAGAACAGAGTCGCGTTACATCTTTACCGACAAGCTCTTTCGAAAATCCTTTTGCCGCATTCTTATAGGAAGATTCGATATATTCCCAAAACGGAGTACTGTCCGGCCATTCATGATCTAAATTGTCAGCCGTCAAACGGGGAACGTTTTCAGCGGTATAATTCCAAGTATTTATATTAAAGTTCTGATTGGTTAACTTAGGCGAATTAGCAGAAGTTAATAGAGCTTGTAATTCTTTCTCGTTGAAAAAATCACACCAAACAGAATCATATATTTTATCGGAATAGAACATGTCAAAAATTGTTTTTAATCCACTTCACCACCCAAATAGCACCTACGGCAATGGCTCCATATTTCAGTATAGAAAAGAAGTTCAGATTAAAAGCCCCTTTCCAATATCCGTTCGTATGCCCTTGCGCCTCGGCTTCCTGAACCTGACGACTGATATCGTTGCGAATAGATTGTGCAATTTCCGGATCTACATTTTCAAGAACTGAGGTTAATTCTTTGCTCTCCTTATAGGTGTATTTAGATTCTTCTAATCGGGCTTCATTCGAGAAATAATAAATTGTTGCTCCGACAGAAATAACTACGGCACTGACAATAAGAGTAACCAATGCCGTAGTAGAAATTACCACTCCGACGAATGCCGTATTATTTACAATAGATAACAATGCCGGGGCAAATTGTGTCAATGTACTTTGTCCTTCCTTTACATTTTCTACCAGCCCGCTATCTTTTAGATATTCGTTTCTCTCTATAATTTCGTTATACAGATTTCGAATCTTTTTCTTATAAGATGTTACATTATAGCCTCTTGCCTCTAACCGACGGCAATATTCAGCACCGATAAGGAGGTAAGTTAAACTATTCATATCGTTCTCGATAATCAAGTTTAACCGGGCTTGTGCCGTATTGTATTCGGCAGGATTAACCGATTTCAATTCCACATAATCCTCACGCACCCACCCCCACACATGAACGCCATCGATGGCAGCCAGCCGATACCAAGTCCAGCCGTCCACCGTTTCAAACATGCCGTCAGACATACCGACAAACCCGTTGACCGTGTAAAGCAACTCCGAACTATAAGAAGGTTGCGAATATACCGAAACTCCGGTAAATCGGGGAAAAACGCCCTTGTTGAAGAAATTAGGATTGTATTTCATATCAAGCGAATTGTTTAATCATGCCCAAGAGAGCGGGGTTTTCTTCCAATTTGTCACACAGTTTTTCCAACAGATTCAGATAATCGGGTTCGATGGCTGCCAGCCGTTCGGCGATCCGCAATATCCGGGAGTTGTCGCCGGTATTCGGTTCCGGAGCTGGAACCCGGATAGGCTGCGAAGTTCCGGCAACGCCTACCTGCATGCCCGGACGGCCGAAGAACCTTTCGAGGATAGCCGGAAGATAAGGGGCTACACGGCCGATCGCTGACTGCAAAGGGCTTTCCCGTTCCTCTAATTCTTCTTCGTATTCTTTTACCTTCGATTCGAGCTCGGCGATACGGAACTCTTTCTTTTGGGCGTCGAGTGCCGCGGCGATTCTCCGGTCCACTTCATCGGAAGGCACGCCGCCGATATTCACTGCTCCCGTCTGGGAGGAAACGGACGTTACATCATCTTCCAGCACGAAGTAATCCCGATACCAGTTTCTCCGGGAGTTTCCGTCGGACATCTCGATGTAATATTTTCCCGGCTCCAAATATTCGAGGGTACGGGACAATCGATCTTCCATCGTCTTTTTATTCTCGCCTTCTTCGCTTTGGAACTGGAAAGCGTCAGCGCCGGGAGAGGTGCGAATCTGTATCTGTTTCACGTTCGGCGTCGATTTCACCCATTCGATTAGATTTTCTTTTCCGCGTATCATAGTCAGTCAGTTTTAATCTTCATACTCAAAGTTCAAGAAAACGACCTTATCCCCTACCGTCTGGGCGATATTTTGGGAGAGCTCTATATAGGAGCTCGGTAAGTCGGCTTGCAGATTATCCATATTCAGTCTAAAAGGGAAATTCCATTGTGAAAGATATAATACAGGGAAGCGGTATAATATGATATCCGATCGCAGAATAAGAGTTAAAAACGAATTATCCGGCGCTACGATTTCCTTTACAGAGGGGGTCGTCGTGTTTACAAAAATCGACGTAGAATAGATATTTCTAAATTTTTTATCTACAAGAACCCTATTATCCGGTAAGTAATATCTATTCGCCGAATTGGAATATACGGGAATGTTCATCGATTGGATTCTCAGTTTTCTAACCGGAGAAAGCACATTATTCTCAACCTTCGATGTATAGAAGAAGGTAAGCATGATATGATTTGCCGGGCTTGCAGCATAATTATTCGTAATATAGCAGTTCGGCAGTACGAGGTAGCGATTTACGGGTATCTGACGACCTCCGAAGGAAAAATAAACCAGAGGAACATTCGATATAAAATCGTCATTCTCCAAATCAACCAGAGTAAGATTCATATAGTAAAGCCTGTTCCCGTCTATAAGATTTCCGTCCGGGTCCTGTATATTACCATCATACGACCAAAAGGCAAAAACGCCGGTAATAAACTTATCGGACAAAACAGGTGTGTCCGGTAAATACACGCGCTCACCGGGTTTGGCTTGGCTCATATCCACAACAATGGAATAAGCTCCGGTAAAGGGAAGATATGATAAACCGATATTATTCATAATAGAAAGATAAATTTAGGGTTTGTATAGTTTCGTCCGTGGATCGTATCAAAATTTTGCTTCGGTTGAAATCGATCTCTACCGGATCTATGAATTTTCGTTGCAAAGAAATCGGTGTATAGTATTCATAAATCGAGGTAAGAGACATTCCATATATAAATTGTAACGGAATGTAATTGATATATCTGGTTTTATCTTTCGGAACCAAATACAGATATCCGTTTATGAATCCAAATAATTGATCCGGCTTACCTGCCGTAGACCCGACCATCGCATATACACCGGTTATTTTTTTCCCTTTCAACGCCTGAACCTTTCGGAAAAGAGATATTTCCATCTTTCCGGCAACAGAAGGAAAGGTTAGATTGTATAAGTTCTTTTGAGATGGGACAGGAAGATTTTCCGATCCGATATATACCGAAAAGAACAAGACAGAGGTTTGTTTGACTGAAACAGGGACCGAAATAAACGATCTTTCCCAAT